TAATGTCCATGCATTTCTAGGTTCAAATGCTTCATATCTAGGTTCTCTCCATTCTTTAAGCACTTGCTGTACTGAAGAACTGTTGATAATACCTAAATCTAATGATCTAACGACCATATCATGAATTTGAGGTGAACTATCAAATACTTTTTGGTTATCACCTTCTGGATGAAATACCCAATTCTCATGAGGCATCTCATATTCCTTGTAGTGAGCAATTCTTTCAGTATTGACCCTATCATGCTGTGACAGCTTAAATAATGCTCTGGTGACCATTCTGGGCAATCTCTGCATGATTTTAGATGTATGCTTAGTTGCTACCTTAATCTCACCTGTTATCCATTGGTTTGCACATATATATAACTTTGGGCCAGCTACTATTGAATATCGCAGTACCTTGTCATGTGAATTCCAACCTCCTATGGTTGTTCCCCAATCTCTAGCTATAGACTTGTTTTCTAAGTCCATCATCCAATAAGCTCTTTGCTGTTCATGGGATACTCCTACATCTAAATTGGTGTATTCATAACCCATTTTATCCAACTGATTCAATATCTCAGTTACAGCAGTATAGTGAGGTATTGGTACATGTGTGCTTGTTGGTGGGGGAGTTGGCATCATTTGCAACTCATTTACTGTTACTTTTTCGTGGTATGATAGTGTTGACATTGTGTCTCCTTAAAATGATTGCATCCATTCTAATAGGATGTTTTTGGCTTCTTTATTAGTTAATTCTGGAAATTCTACTACTAAATATGATGATGCACCAAACATGTTAGTTTCTCCAGACTCTCTTAATGCATCTAAATATTCTTTGTGTTCTTTGTTCATATTAGCCTCCGGTTAATTCTTTTGTTCTTGGTTCTTGTGTTACTCGGTAAGATGCCGCACATGTAGGATTACAGAACGGTTTACCGCCTTCTCTATGAATAGGGCCGGGTTGCAGTCTTGCATCTGCTCCGCACCATTTACACTTTTCTTTTCCCATGACTTTTCTCTATTTCATTGATTTCTAATGTAAAGTATCTGTCTAATAATTCTTTTAATATAGATACTTGTTTTTCTAATACTTCTATCCTTTCAAATGCTTTAGTTCTATTCTCTACACCTTGATCTAATCTGGCTATAACTTCTTTTTTCCAGAGTTTTATAGCATAAATATCATTTGTATTTTTAAGAACTTTCTCTTTAAGTGTATTTATTTCTCCTTGCATATTGAGAAATTTTATATTGATCTGATCATCCATTTTAATACTCCCTATGTTCACGTAGTTCTAATAAGTTATTGATTAGTTTTTCTAAATAAGGTTCTACACAATCACAATCAAAGTCTGTACGAACAGCTTCTTTGATCTTTTCGACTTCACTATTGTCTAGGACATTATCTTCTCCTAGAAAGTCATCTGCGAAGCCATTGATAGTAGATGTATCTATATCTATTTGGCACATAAGTTCCTCTTAATTTAAGGTTTCTTTCGGTATATTATCTGTTATTCGAGTTTGGATGTCTTTGATTTCACTAAGATAATGTGCAAAATCATCTACTCCATCACCTGATCCTTCTTCATACATACTCTTGACTTGATCATATAATGTATTTAATGCATGTCCCATAACTTCTAGCTCTCTGTCTGTAAATTCCATTTTATCTCCCAATTGAATTGTAATTTATGTTTAGTTTTTACCCAAACACCCCAAAAATTCACAAAAGGTTAAAAAAAAGAAAACAAAATTAGCTTAAAAACCCCCTTAACACCCCCTTAACATCCTTTTTTAATCCGTTTAAGGCTTATACGGATAGAATCGTACATGTTAAATCTGAGTTTGGCTTGTTCTTTGCTTGTTAGGTGTTCGGTACTACCCTGATAGGTGTTCGGTACTTCCTCCCACTCTTAAAAAAAATGTATTCCTGTGTAGAAGTTTTTAGCTCCCACACAGGTTATTAACTTAGTTATTAGAATTTACTAAATAAGCAATATACTGCTTTGTGATTTCCAACATCTCAGGTTCCTTTTTCTGAGGTTTATGGCTTAAGTTCCATAATTTGAAAGACTTTTTCATTACTTTACCTTTCTATTATCGTTCCAACCTTGTATGAAGGGTGCAACAGTTAAGCCTATTAAGATACGCCATATGTTCTTTAGGGTATCAAACAATAGTATTTGTATTGCATATTTATACAAATTAACTTTCCATGCAATTAAACAACATACTATGAAACCTAATACAACTCTCCAAAGTGGCCTCTTGCTGTTTTCTCTTTTAACAGCTTTAGTAGCTCTTTTGGCTTTCTTAGTTGCACTTTTCACAAAGTTACTGTTTTTAGCACCCTGCATTAATGAACGAAATTGCCCATTGACAATCTCAACTCCGTCTGTTGGTTGTATCATTATCGCCTCTTTTAATATACTTTGTTGACCATCTGCCTAGTAATGTGCCTACTACAAGCAATACTAAGCTGTTGAAAGTGAGTACCAATACTACAAGTAAAGATACTATTATGAACCATAATACTTTAGAACTTAAGAGGTTCTTCGGGTTCCGGTTCATTGTCTCTAGCCCATTTTTCCATTTCATCTTCAGGGCTTGGAGGAGGGATTTGTAATCCATGTCCAATTCTCCACATGTTGTTCCTTATTATTGAGGTTTAAGGGAGGCTGAATGCCCCCCTCTAGTTTATGATGCACTAGGTACATCACCTTTTGAAGCTACGTTCTTTTGTGTAGCTAAAAGATCATTACTATGTTTTCTTGCAATGATTGCTTGGACATCTTCATTTGAATTTGTCTCTTCTTGTGAATGAACCCAAGGTTTTGTAGCAATAAAAGTATCTGCATCTCTCTTATACAGTTGAGCCGAATAGTTTAAACTTGGAATAACAAGAAGAAACTTGTTTGTTCCATCTATTCTTTCAACAGAAACTTCAAAAGCACGCTTATCTTCTTTTGCTTCTAATGCTTTTTCAGCTTTGACGGCTCTTTTTTCAGATGAAGCCGCCATTACTTTTATTTTATCAATTTCAGCTTGTAGTTCTTTGTTAGTTTTAGACATCTTGTTCCTTATAATTAAGGGTTATGTCTCTCACTACATGCAAGAGACTAGGTTATTTGTCCACATGAGATACATCACGGATACGGATGTCCAGTTTTGGCAATTATCTCCATTGTATCGGTGGAATTTGTTCTCATGTGGGGTTTCGGAACTCTGAGTCGGTCAATCACCGTTCTCTCCGAGAAAATTGTAAAATATCCTACTACTACCGAGGGCTTCTCCTCTCTTCAACTCCTATGAGCAGTAGCAGGATACAACAACAACTTACTGGCGACTTATGGAATGCACCATGTGTTGTTAAGACAAAGGGATGTTTTCCCAAACACCCCAATTATCTTATTAAAGGTTAAAGAAAAAACTTGACAATGACTTTTAAAGTAATCATTATCAGTGAACCCCTTTACTATTAAATAACTAAAAGCTATTTAACCTCCATTGAGTACATAGGAGTGATTGGGGAGTAATATATAATTATATACTACTATAAACATTAGTTGTTTAGGGTAACAGATAAGACGTCCATTACCCTGTGAAGGACTCACGCATAAAACTCTGTGAGCAATTTGCGTGTGAGCCACTCATGGTTGTCCCAATGAAGGGATTCGTGAAAGAATTCACGATAGAGGATGCACCAATACTGAGCATCACTCACCTCACCGATTGTAAGAGTGTAACGCTCTTGATTCAGCACAATCTCACTGATATGCTTAGTAACCCAAGCATCAAAGATTGCTAAGATGTGTTTCGCTTGCACATCAATACCTAACTCTTGCTTTGCAAGAGAAACGAGTCCTGCTGGTCTGTGCCAGAAGGCTTGTTCTAGTTCTCGGCTCGTCATCGTCCTTCTCCATCTAAATTACAAACTTAGGAAGGAGAAGACCATCTTCCCCAAACACCCCAAATTCTTACCCAAGGTTAATTCTTTTTTTTAAGATCATGTACACCCGGGGGGGTGGGTCACAAAACGTGGTTTTGTTACTGTATGATCGTCCCATCCCTCTACGCAGGATAACACATAGTGTTTACATTTGGAAACGGAATATTAGGAAAAAAATTTTAAAGGTTGCAATTAGGAAAGAGATTGCTTAAGTTTAGACATATGGCACTTAACACAGAAAAGTTTATAAACAGTTTTGTTGAGACAGGAGATTATCTTGTAGCAATGGAAGATGCTGGTTCAACGGAAAAGAACACTTATAAGGCCAAGTTAAAGGGTAGGGAGCTTTTAGAAGCTAACCGAGATGAGGTTGACAAGAAGTTCAATGCCCGGTTGAAAGAAGGTGGGCCAAGAGCATTAGGTGTAATTGAGCGTTTGATGGCAACTAGCGATAGTGATACTGTAAAGCTCAATGCGGCAAAAGAAATGCTTGACAGGGGTGGTCATAAGATATTTAATGAAATGGACACAGGACGTACCATAGAAGAGCTTAACGCACAATTAGTTGCCCTAGTAGGTAAAGATGGTGCTAAGATGCTTGTAGGTGCGTTTAAGAGTAGGAAAGTAATCTCAGGGCCACAACTAACGGAGGTATAATGGCACAAGAAGATAGTGGTTTCAACATATTGTCACGATATAAAAAAAATGTTGCATGGAAAATAAAAGATACTTATACATCTGTTCCAGATATAGGTACAGAATACGGTACATGGGGTAAAGGTAAATCACCACAAGATTATGGAATTAACTACGAAAGACGTTTAAATCCTATAGAAAGAACTAATTTACACACTAATGTCGACTCTGATGCTTATCCTATAAACCCTGAAGGTGATTTTAGAGACCCTACTGCTACTAATTATAGTAGAGACGATAATATTAAAAAACAGAAAGATAAATCTAAACTGGGACAGAAGTTCCAGACCAAAGGTAAACAAAGTCTTCTTACAAAACAATCTACCAAAAGTAAAGGAAGAGGTTCACCCGGAGGTGGAGGTAAATTCCAATGGATTGGTAAGATATTAAGAAGTAAATCTCCTTGGTCTTATCTTAGAAATGATAAAAACTACTGATGGGTGATAAGATTAGCAGAAGGAGTTTAGTAACACAAAGATATACACTATAAATGGCTAAAAAGATAAAAAGACCTATTAGATTTATAGCTAGAAAAGACCTCAAAGCAAATCCTAATAAAGTTTATCTGTTTGGAGATAATATCCAAGAAAAAGGATATGGAGGTCAAGCAAAAGAAATGAGAGGTGAAGCTAACGCTATAGGTATCCCAACTAAGAAAGCTCCTAATATGAGAAGTGATGCTTTCTTTACCGATTCTGAGTTTAATGAAAATAAAAAAGCTATAGATAAAGCCTTTAATAAAATTCCTGCTGGTAAGGAAGTTGTTATTCCAGAATCAGGTATTGGAACTGGTTTAGCAGATTTGAAAAATAAAGCACCAAAGACGTTTAAGTATATACAAAGTAAGCTCAGTCTTCTTAAATCACATGGTGGGAAGAAAACAGTCACAAATATACCAACCAAAACATCCCCACAAAAAAAGATACTCTTTACAGGCTTAGACAAGGCTCAGTTTAAAACAGGCAACAAAATGATTAAGGTTGTCCGTGAAGCTGTTAAGAAATATGGCAAGAATAATGTAACTCTTATTCATGGTGGTAGACCTAATAAGAGTGTAATAGATAAGAATATCATAGACTTAGGCAAGTATACAGGGGTTAAGGTTGAAGCTGATCCACTTGATTATTCAATTCCAAAGAATGCCGCTGGTATTAGAACCCAAAAAAGAATAGATGATCCAAATCTAGAATGGCACTCATTTGATTCTAAAGGGAACTTGTCACAGAAAGATAAGTACCAAACTTATTGGAAGAACAAGTATGGCGATATTGGCAAGGAAACAAGTGGTGGTAAACTCAAGTTTCCACGAAGTACAGTAAAAGATGGCAAAGTAATAGGCAAGCAGACAAAAGAAACCTCCAAGTTCAAGACCCTCCTAGATGAAATAGAAGATGATACTAATCCAGAAAGACAGGCTTCTGGTGTTAGGTACGCAAAGAACCTAGATAAATGGACTAAAGAAAATCTTGGTGTCAATATGATAACTGAGAAAAATCAGAGTCGTATTGATTATCTTGAATCCGGTGGAATTATCACTAAAGAGTTTAATAAAGAACTTGGAATAAATGAACCAAAATTTATTCGTGGATTACCTACAGGAAGCACGGAATATAAGGCAATTGAAGATTTTGGTGAAAAAACATATATAGAAACAGATAGAGATAGTCTCAATACTGCTGGTAAACCTCAAATTACTAGGATTAAAAAAGGGACTACTTCTCCTTTTAGTGGTAAAGATATATCTGGCAAATCTTTGTCAAAGACAATGAAAGTTAAAAATAGAGGCACTATATTAACTGAGCCTACAGTTGTGTCTGTGAATCGTACAGGCGATATGACTGACAGACAAATTGCCAGTAAAAATCCATACTCACAATCATCAATGTCTCAGCTTGGTAGTAATCAAGAACTTGATGATTTCAAAGGTCAAGGAAGAGAAGTAACAAGAAGAGTCGAACTAAAGGATAATCTTAAACAATTAACAGATCAGACTGATATTACAGAAAAAGGTTACGGAGAAGATAAATCAAAAAGTGGTAAGGGTATTGAAAGACATACAGCAAGTCACCTTATTAAAGAACAACCAATAAAAGATAGAGTTGAAATTAAACGAACATTGAAAAAATATGCACCAGTATTCCAAAGAATTGCAGAAGCAAAAGTAACTGCAAAAAAATCAAGTAACATCCCAAGAAGAGTTAAAAATCTTAAAAGAATTGATAATGTTGCTAGAAACCTTGCGAAACAAATACCAGACAGGCTTGCTTTTGATGCGGCACAACCTTCAGATACTTCAACTCCTGCACGTTCTACAACTGTTCAATCTTCAGGACTAAAGAATGTTCCTGTTCCTAAAGCTACTAAAGTAGAAAAGGTAAAAGCAACTAAAGCTAAGATTGCAAAAGGGCCGTTAGGGGGTAGAAAGGCTAAAGGTACAGGATGGTGGGAAGGAACACGCAGAAGAATTACACCAGTTGGAACAGGTAATTTTCCTTTTGCTTTGAATATATTCTCAACAGGAGTTGGCATTGCAAGAGCAAGAAAAGAAGCGAAACAATATACACAGAAAAAAGATCCAAGTTTCTCTGATACAATGTCAATGATGTATCCTCATGTCCTTGGTTTACCTAGAAAGAAGCATGGTCTTAATTTTGGTGATTTATGACCAATAAGGCAGAAAAGGCAATTGAGATTGCAGAAAAGATAACTGATCTCTATGAAACCAATAGACTGCTGGAATATGATCCATACGAATACCAGAAGCGGTTTCATGATGCAAAAGACATGACAGGTCGCCTTGCTAGGCAACGTCTTTTGATGGCGGCAAACAAAACTGGTAAAACATTTTGCGGTGCATCTGAGATGGCATTTCACCTAACAGGGCGATACCCTAAATGGTGGCAGGGTGCAAGATTCAATAGACCTATACAAGCATGGGCGGCTGGTAATACTACAGCAAATACTAGAGATATAGTACAAGCAGAATTACTTGGTGAACCCGGTGATGAAGATGAATTTGGTAAAGGAGCAATACCAAAACAATATATCGTTGGTACACCATTAAGAATGCCCGGAGTTCCAAACGCATACCAGAGTTTGAATGTAAAACATGTATCTGGTAGGAATTCAAAATTGATCTTTAAATCCTACGAGCAAGGAAAGATGCAATGGATGGGGAAAGCGGTAGATGTCACATGGTTAGATGAGGAACCTCCACAGGATATTTACTCACAGGCTCTTAGAGCGGCCTTAAAAAGTGGGGGTATAGTCTATATGACCTTTACACCTGAAAGTGGCATGACAGACGTTGTAACGCAATTTATTACAAAGTTAGGACAGTCACAGGCTTTGTATCATGCAACATGGGATGATGCTGTACACTTAGATGAAGATGTTAAAAAAGAAATATTAGCCGCACTTCCTCCGCATGAGAGAGATATGCGTTCTAAAGGGATACCAGTTCTAGGTTCTGGACTCGTATTTCCATTGGATGAAAATGATCTCAAAATAGAACCATTTGCCATTCCAGAATATTGGCCTCGTGTATGTGGTATAGATTTTGGATGGGATCACCCCACAGCCGCAGTCTGGATAGCTTGGGACAGAGATACAGATACTATTTACATATATGACTGTTATCGGAAATCTGCTGAAACACCAGTTGTTCATTCTGCGGCAATTAGAGAACGTGGTGATTGGGTTCCGGTAGTTTGGCCTCATGATGGTTCACAACATGATAAAGGTTCAGGTAAACCATTAGCAGAGCTATATCGTAAACAAGGTGTTAATATGGCACATAAACACTTTGAAAATCCTAATGGTGGTATATCTGTAGAACCGGGTATTATGGATATGTTACAAAGAATGCAAACTGGAAGATTTAAAGTATTTAATTATTTAGGGTTGTGGTTT